TTCAAGATCTTCGAGCGTCTAACAATCCATCTATCAATCCCTACGGTTCATTTACCGTGGCAATTCGAGACATAAAGGATAATGACGTCGCACCAAACATATTAGAACAATATAACAACTGTAACTTAAACCCAGCTTCTGAAAACTACGTGGCCAGAAGACTTGGCAATAGATTTGAACAATGGGACGACACTGATCGTCGTTACCGCAGTTACGGAGATTTTCCCAATATTTCTGATTATGTATACGTAGTAATGGATGAAGATGTTGATCGCGCCGCCACCACTGCCGAATACTTACCTTTCGGTGTTTATGGACCGCCACGATACTTAGGCTTTGCCGTATCAGGCTCCAATAGCGCATTGGGCGCCAACGCGGTATCATACGCCATTTCAGGTGGAGTAATGTCCGTTCCAGCCGGCGGATCCGGGATTTTTGTACAATCTGGCACAACTAACCCCATTAACACAGGGTATTACGGCACGATCAGTGCTTCGGCAAACGAGGGGATGGTTGTTTGTTCGAAATATGAATTCCCCAGCCTATATTTACGCTGCAGCTCTTCTAGGGGCCCTCTCTCTGATCCTAAAGATGCCTATTTTGGTGTTGACACTAACTATGGCTCAAACAGCACGTTTGATTCTAGCGTTTATGATGTTTTGAGAACGAAATGTGAGGATGTCAATGGCCACGATGCCGTCGCCGGTATCACTGAAGCTTCGTGGATCTTCTCTCTTGATGAGGTGAGAAATGTAAATATTACTTCTGATGGAGACGCAGATAGTTATGGCCCCAATGCGGTTTATGAAAGTGGCTCGCGAGCAGCCGGAACATCATATACTGCACACACCGCCTCTGGCCTCTTGTCGACACCGGATGTTCGAGGGCCCCAGACCGCTTCTTACTTAAATGTTATCGACACAGATAATGGAGGTAAATCTGCCGGCTGGGATCGCTTTACAACACTCTTACACGGCGGCGCAGACGGAGTTGATATTACCGAGAAAGACCCTTTTAATAACAGAGTCTTGGAAACTGATAATATTAGCCAGCTAAATAATGCAGAATATAATTCTGTTAACGTGGCCATCGATTGTTTGCGCGACTCAGAAGTTGTCGAATTTAATTTGGTAACAATGCCAGGCGTTACGAACAATAACCTTAATACAAAACTGGTTGAGACGTGTGAACAAAGAGCCGACGCCTTGGCCATTATTGACCTTAAGGGTGGATACACGCCGGCGGCGCAAACGAGCGCCACGAGGCAAAACCGAAAGGGCGATATAGATACTCTTATTAAGAATAAGAAAAATACGTTGAAGATTAATAGCAGCTACGGCTGTGCATACTATCCTTGGGTCCAGATTCGCGACACGATTAATGGCGCAACAATTTGGGCGCCCCCCTCAGTGGCCGCACTCGGCGCCATGGCCTATGGCGAAGCGACGTCTCAACTATGGTTTGCTCCTGCTGGATTCACACGCGGCGGCCTGAGCGCAAATCGCGCAGCGGGTATCCCAGTGGTTGGGGTGGAACAACGTCTCACATCTAGGGAGCGAGACAGGCTTTATGAGCAAAACATTAATCCAATCGCGTCGTTCCCGGCAGAAGGAATTGTGATATTCGGACAAAAAACTCTACAGATGACGCCATCGGCACTCGATAGAATCAATGTTCGACGCCTTGTTCTCTTCTTGAAGAAACAAATTACACGATTTGCCGCAACAATATTGTTTGATCAAAATGTTCAGGTAACGTGGAATAGGTTTAAATCAAAAGTTAACCCCTTCCTTAGCGACGTTAAGGCCGGCCTCGGAATCGTAGAATACAAGTTGGTTCTAGATGAGACCACTACAACTCCAGATCTCATCGATAGAAACATTATGTATGCGAAGTTGTATATAAAACCAGCAAGGGCAATCGAATATATTGCAATCGATTTTATTATTACGGACTCGGGAGCATCTTTTGAGGACTAAAAATTTAATTTAACTCTATTTACTAATAGAGGATAAAAAGGAGATATTAAAAAATGGCCGACAAGACCAATTTCTGGAGTTCGACAACAATTGATCCAAAGCGATCTTTTCGCTGGGTATTGGTATTTGATCATATTCCCACATACGTTATTACAAAGGTAGGGAAGCCGAACTTTAGCGTGACACCGGTTAAACACAATTATATCGCTCACGAATTTAAATATCCCGGCCGAGTAACCTGGGAAGATGTTCAAGTAACATTGGTCGACCCCGTATATCCAGACGCTTCTGCAAAAATTGTCAAAATGTTGCAGGCTTCCGGTTATGCTATTCCTGGCACTGAAGCAGATGCATCGATTTCTATGACAAAGAAAGATTCAAACCTTGCTGTAGGAGTTCCATCAATCGCGCAGCTAGACGGAAAGGGTCAGCAAATTGAACGCTGGACCTTACATAACGCTTGGCTTTCAAAGGCCGACTTTGGCGCGCTAGACTACGCCACCGAGGATATGTTGAATGTGCAATTAACTTTTACATATGATTGGGCCGAATACGAAGGCGGTGGCACCCCCGAAGAGCCCGTCCCAGTTCCCATCATGACAAACGAACAGCCACAGGCCGCAACTATTCAAAAATACAAAGAAGAAATGGGAGCTACTTAATACGTAGGTACAAGAAAGATGGCTGAACGCGACATATTTTCTCCCGGAATTTGGCAATTTTGGAGCAACTCCAATGTAAGACCAAAAAGAAATTTCGAAGCTATGTTGTTGTTTGGCGACTTAATGTTCGGGGGAGCAGATCTCGACTCCTTTCCCCCATATATGGTTAAAAGCTTCAGCCGGCCGGGATACGACAGTATCGAGACACAAATCGGTGAGTACCAATTAGATTCTGGCGACTATGCTAAAATAGATTATCCAACACAAGGCTTTAAAACAAAACCCCTGAAAGTCACCTTGGCGGATGTAAACGTGTTTGGTACACAAGGTGCAGATACAGCGGGCCACATTCAAGCGGCGTTATCCATGATGCAGAAGACGTGGAAATTCGAAGAAACTGCTATGGGCCATCGAGAGGGCGCCGACAATGAAAATTATAATCGGCTTATTGATGGCTATATAGAGGGAAGCCCTCAAATTATTACAATTCTTGAATTGGATGGCCATGGCGGCGCAAATGGCGAGTGGAGCATTTATAAGCCAGTTTTAACATCTGTGGGCTTTTCTGATATTAATTATGATAGTGAGAATATAGCCACAGTAGATTTAACTTTTGCGTATAAAAATTTTAAATTTACGCAAGGTTGGAGTGAGAGACAGCTTCAGCGCCGGTTAGATGCCGCAGCAGCAGGCGCAGGTAATAATCTTAGTAGTTGGGAAAACAAAGGCTCAAGATGGCTTGTTCGCGGTTACTAAAATTTAAAAGATTTAACTAGAAAACAAAACGAGGTAAAAATGAGTGCAAGATCAAATGAAAATAGACTTGGGGCACCCCCCACGCCAACCGAAGTAGATACGGGCTTTAAACAACCAAGCATGGAAGGTGATAGTTTAAAGTTCATAACGCCCACAGAATTTGCTGAACTTCCTAGCAAAGGGCACTTCTACCCCCCCGATCATCCCCTCTTTAAGCAAGAGGTTATAGAAATCAAACATATGACCACAAAAGAAGAAGATATTTTAACTTCTGTGGCGTTGCTGAAGAAAGGGCTGGCTTTAGATAGGATGCTCGAAAGCATCATAGTAGATAAAAGAATAAAAACGGATAATTTGCTCGTGGGGGACAAAAACGCACTGCTCGTCGCTGCTAGAGCCCATGGGTATGGCGCCGCATATGAAACTGCAATTACATGTCCAAGGTGCGATGCAACTCAAGATTATTCTTTCGATTTAAGCGCTTTGAAAATACAATTTCCTTCTGACGAGTTTATGGCAGAACACGAAATTAAAAGAACAGAAGTTGGCACCTTTTTGATCCCACTTCCCAAAACACAGTACACAATTGAAGTCCGGTTTTTGACAGGAAGAGACGAAAAGAAAATCCTGGAAGCGCAAGCACACAAAAAGAAAATGAATTTTCCGGAAACCCCAGCCAGTGACTTTTTGAGGCTTGTAATTGTTTCAGTTAATGATATAAAAAACGCAACATCCCTCAATGATTTTATAAATACGTTACCTGCGCTGCATAGTCGTTATATAAAAAGGATGTACGAAAAATTAATACCTTCTCTTGATATGAATCACTCTTTTAGTTGCTCGGTATGCACCTACGAGGGGGCCCTGGAGGTCCCCCTCACCGCTGACTTTTTTTGGTCTATCTCTTGAATACATAGAGCAAGTATATGAGCAGTTCTTTTTGATGAAGTATCATGGTAATTGGAGCTTAACTGAAGCCTACAACCTTCCAGTTGGCCTACGCAAGTGGTTTTTTGAGAGACTTGTGAAACAAAAAGAAGATGAAGCCGAGGCCCACAACTCTGCGCACCGCTCAAGAAGATAGTTAAAAATAAAGCCCTCAACTAATTATAATAGAGCATTTTTATAAAAAGGGCATCACATGGCACTCACACCAGACCAAGCGAAACAATTATCAGAAATCATGGCTGCTTTAAATAAGTCTGGCATCCAACTGCAAGAAACGTTAAAGCAGAACCTAGAAATACTTTTAAAACAAGGCACTCAATTAAAAGAAAATTCAGAAATCGCACATCGTACGGCCTTATCTATGGCGCAAGGCAAAGACGCGACTGTAGCTACTAACGAGGCGCTTGCAGCATCGCTTGATTCGCGAATGCTGAGCTTGGACTACGATCAGAAAGCACTACTCAACGCCGAAGCAACAAGAGACGCATTAATAACGGTACATAACACGCTCAAGGAAAAAAATTCTACTGAGGCCCGCGCGCTAGAGAACCTGATCAGACAATCCGAAGAACAGGTTAGAATCAACAGACAAACAACCGCAAGGAATGAGAGCACTAAAGATTTTAGCAAATTACAACTTGCCGCCGGCGCAGGCGTGGCGTTGTTGGCCGGCGCCGCCGGCGGAAGGTTCCTAAGAGCTGGAAAGGCCACCAAGACGGCTAAAGCAGGCAAAACAGCAGCAAAGGGAAAGGGCGCCCTGGCCGAGATCGGCAAGGTCTTAGGCATCACCACCG